GCCTCCTGACTTACCCGACGATCATATTGCGCCTGTAATATCATTGAATAGCGACTCCGATCGCCGGGATTCAATGCGCCGTCACCCCTCGAATCACCAGCGGCGTGAAGATCAAGACGAGTTGACTCCTCAGCAAGCATCAACCCGGATGCTGCTCCTAATGTGGGAATATCTGTCATCTCTGGAGACATTCCAATATCATTTACAAGATCGTTACTCAGCGGTAGACCAGCGGCTACAAGAAAGGGATGGGCATACGTCAGATTGACGGTTATTGCCTTCTCAATACCTTCGCGTCGTACCAGTTTGAATGTGCCGACAGGGTATTCCTGAACTGTCACATTGAATCCGAGTCGCCGGTCTCCACCTGCATGGGCTGTTCGTGTCGCAGATAAAATCTGAGTAAAACTGTTATTTTCAAATGTAACGTCTGCGGTGCTTGCGGAGGTTGAGAAGTCCACCGCAACAGTGGCTACTGCGAACAGATTCTCAGGCAAAGCATTAATAGAATTGATCAATGCCTGATGGATCTGATGGCCGGTGAACCGTGGCTCAACTTCAATCAATGTAGTGTCTGCATCCCAAGCCTGTGCTGTGCTGCCGTCCATCCCCCGCTCCACATACACGCTCTCGCCGTTGCGAGAATGAACGTACATGGTCTCAGGCAACTGGGTGGTTCCGTTCTTGGTGCTTACGGAGATATAAGAACCAGCACGGATGCCGTCGGTCTCATGCTTCAGGGTAATAGGAGACTCAACGGCAGTTATACCTGCTGCAAGTGCATCCAATTCGGTGCGTGTATTACTATTCAACAGTCGTTTCGTATCCGTAATGGCGTCAGCAATAGTAGGCATAGACCGATCCTAGTAGGTAGTGGAGGGCAGGGGTAGATCCCACTGCCCCCCACAAACCTACTTTGTTAAAGGTTACGGAGTTAAAGGTTACGGAGTATCTGTGTAACCACGGAGGTTGGTGAACCTCGCCATGTGCTGTTCGCCCTTCACCTGAAGGCCTTCCTCACACACGATCTGCACCTTGTCACTATCACCGGTCTTTGCAAGCGGCTCAACTACGAGAGGCTGCATAACCCGGCGGCTAACACCATCCTTCTGGACAACAAACGCACTTTCGGAGTGCATCCAGCGGTTCCTGACACACTGTGTCTCACCAAATTCGGTGAACACAGACATGACAGGTACCCGGCCACGGCGGGGGTCATCGATAACGTGACGCACCGTGTCGGTGTTAGTGGTGTCGTTGAGAGTAGCAAACGAAGCAGGATTCGCAATCAAAAGATCGGGAATACCGCCTGCGTTGTAGCACTTCTGCATCAACGTTTCCAACGCAGCAGCAGTCAGCGTTGTGCTGCTGCTATCAGTATTGGTTGTGATGAAATCCATCAAGCCACCAGTTGACCGGCGCTTGTTGGCTGAATCATCGTTTTTCTTACCGTAAAGGTAAGCCTGCTCACGGGTGATGACGTTCTCAACTGAGCGGCCATACAACTGCTTGGCAAACTCGTCGCTCACGCCATACCGGGTGATCTGCTGCTCAGTACGAGTCATGTTAACGGGTGTCGGCCCGAAAATCTGAGTGTAGTTTGAGCGGATCGTCCGGTCAGCCGACCGAGCGGTACCCGGATCAGAACCCTCAACGAGTGCAGTACCGAGACACATAATCGTGTCTTCGTGTGCGGCTGTCGTTGCGGGCCATGCTGAACCGTTAGTCCAATCGGCCAAAGTGAGAACACCCGTGGTGTTGTTGATACCAGTAATTCGTTTGACCGCACCGTTAACGACGGCACCCTCTTCTCCAACATTGAGAAGATCGTCTACTTGGAACTTGTAGGAGTCGGCTGCTGAGACTGTAACAGTCGTAACACCCGCTCCTGCGGCTCCTGTACCTGCGGCCTGTGCACGGGGAAGCAAAAGTTCCTCGTCCATCCATTTGAATTCTGTCTGATCGGTACCAGAACTGGCGAGTAACTGTCGCCCATCAGTCCCGATACCATTGATAAACGGCGAATCAATGGGCGAAATCATATAAATGAGTTCGTCCATGTTGATCTTAACGCCGACGGCTAAGTCATAACTAGTGACTTTGCCTGAGTAACCTACGATAGACACAATGTCACGCTCCTAAGTAGTTAAGTGGATTGGTTCTTCTTCTCCCGCAGAATCCGCTCATACTTTTTGCGATTGTCGGCAAACTTCTTGACACCAATACGCTCACCTTCAGCGTTCAAATACGGGACAAATGCTCCGCCCCGTCTATGTTCGCCAGCGATCCCCTTCTCCCAAGCCGGATCGGCCTGAGGTGGAGGAACCTTGTTCTTCGTAGATGGCGCAGCCGCAGCCGTCAAGGCTGGCGATTGGAGAATCCGCTTCGCAGTTTCTTCTCCACAATCCTGACAAACCTCGTCGGGATTGTCCGCTATCTGTTGTACCAGTTCGTACTGAACGTGGCACTCAGAACATCGGTAAACGTATGTAGGCATTACCGGTCAGAAAGAACCCGTTGATCCGGGTCTGCACCACCCGCTGCTTCCAGTACCGTGTGAACAAATCGGGCTGCGGAGTCTTCCTTCGGACGACCCTCATCCATCATTGTCCTGAACTCACGGTGACCTGCGTCGTATGGGCTTTCTGTCTGGTTCTCTGGTGGGACACTATCTCCGGCAAGATCCCTACGCTGCTCCGCTACCTGTGTATCGGTAGCATCAACAGTTTCAGGCTCCGGTGGCGGCGCTGCCGCTGCCGGTACCAACTCCGACCATTCGGCTTGGATGGCTTCTGTCTCCAGATCCCCATCGTAAGCCTTATATAAAAGTTGGCCTGCCTTCGTGTCCGTGTCCACTCCCGCTTTCAGAAACGCCATCTCGCGTTTCATCGCATCTAGTTCCTGCGTTGCTTTCTTGCCACGATCTGCGGCATCACGCAGTTCCTTGATACTTCCGGGTTCCTGAGTAGCCATGATGTCTCTCCTTAACCGAGTCGCACATAGTCGGAGGGACTATGCGGGGTGACTTGTTCAACGTCACCGGGCGTCAGCCGGGTCAGTCTCCACTTATTACTCATCGGGGGCGTGGGCGATCCCAATGGCGATAGCACTCACCGGCCCATACGGGGCGCACAGCGGCCAACGTGAAAGTTATTATACTAACCCGCCGGGTGGTTAGCAATGAAATCTGCGTATGCCTCAGGACTATTCAAAACGATAGTCACACCCGGCGGCGTGTCCTTCTTGCCTATTGTCATACTGATCGTGCCGACCAACGTGCCAATAGCAACCAATAGCGCGGTGATCCCCGCTATAAGTTTGGTTACGTTGCTCACCAGTTCTCGTCGTACCAGTCATCGCACCACTTTCGGGTGCGACAAGCCTGCTCATTCATATCGGTACGCCACCACAAGTCACCTAGTTCCCAACCCATTTCCTCTAGGCGCTGCTGGATCTCTTCGATCTCGTCTACCCACTCAGGCTCCCTGTCAGCATCAAGCAACAGGCTGGCAACTGATTCCTGTAGGTCTTCAAGATCATCAGATAGATCAGACAGGTCCGCTTCAGGGATAGCCTGAATGGCTGCTAACAACTGGGCGCTGGTAACAAGATTACTGGTATCTATGACTTCAATGGCTGCTACCGAAACTTCCAACTGGTCTATGCGGCTGGCAACCTGAGCAGCGTTCCAAGTAACTACAGCACTGACGGCGATGATTGACCCGACAAGGCCCAAGGTTAGTTTAGATACTTGAACCTTCTTTAGTTGGTCAACCACATCGTCAGACATTATGACTTCGGTTGCTTCCGTTGCTGTATCTGCTGTATACGACCCGACAAGTTAATGCTATCAAACGCCGCTTTCTGTGCTTTCCAAAACTTCATGTTCTCTTTCAGCATCCCCCGATACGGCTGCCTCTGCTTGTACCCCTCTGCACCCCTTGTCTCACGATGTGACCTACGGAGCGGAGTACCGGGTGGTCCCGTCTGTTTAGCAACACGCTTTGGTGCTTTGCGCGCATTCACCGACCGGTTGCGTATCTTGCGCTGGTGCGACATTACGACGCTGCCGATGCTGAACCGTCACCAAACTTAGAGGCGACAACACCCTTGACAAGACTCAACGCAGCCGTAGCACCAGCCAACGCTGCCGCCTTAGCATTACCGATATCTCCACCAACTACAAAGATACCGAGGAACGCCTGAATAAAGGTAGCGGCTACCCGTTCAAGAACATCCTTAGTAAACACTCTTCACCTTCTTTCCGGTTTTCTTAGCGTGCTTCTTAGCAGCAGCCTTACCCTTCTTGGTATAAGCAAACTTCTTCTTGCCAACCTTAGGCATTAGCCGCTCCGAATCCTGTAGTCGTACCCGACATCAGCGCACCTCCACCGCCACTGAATCTAGCACTACGCTTCTGCCCACGTTTAGTTATAAGATCAGACAGTTCGTAACCAGACATCCCAGCGAGCGGATCTCCCGGCATCACATCCAATTGATTATCGCTACCGAGTAAATCAAACTCTGCCCTGACGCCTTCAGTCGCATAGTCAAGATCAAGAGTTTCATCCAGAGTTTCCGTAAACAGCATCTCCTGTTCCTTCAACCGAGCAAACCTGTTCCACTGCTCTGCCTGCGACAAACCCAAATCAGAAACTTGTTTGGCAAGATTCTCATCCCAACCTGCGTTAAGGCCAGCAACCATCTGACCCCAGCCACCTGTCTGAGCGGTACTGATATCGTCCTGAACC